ATGGAGACTCAGGCGGTTGTGATGTCGCTGTTCGGTGCTGTCGTTGGCGTAGGCATCGCGTTCGTACTGATCTACTTCGCCGTGCGAGAGGCGGTGACCGAAGGGATGAAACGCTACTGGAAGTGGCGCGTCGCCGAGGACGCCAAGCAGCGCGCTCAGACCCGCTAAATCGCGCGGGCGATCGCTCGACGACGAGCGATAACCAGCACGCGCGCAAACTCGACCTTCGTCCTCGGGAGCGGCGGGTCGGCCTACGATCAGCGGATGTCCGCCCCACCTTCGATCTCCTGCCCACTCTGCGGAACGGCCATCGTGCTCGTGAGCGCAATCCTCGCCAAAGTTCCTGGCGCTGCGAGGTGGGTGGAGGTAGGACGGGCGCAGCGGGCACGACGCGCGCACGGCACAACCGGGTTCGGGCCCGCGTACGTCCCGCCCGCGGTTCAGTAGTGGATCTGCCAGGCTTGCTCGTCGGCGCGGTTCGCGTCAGTGGAGGAACCCCACACGAGGATCGACGGCACCACGATCGCCCAGATACATGACCACAGCTGATGTCTCACCTGCTCCTCCAATGACAAGGGGCCGAAGACTCGTTCGGGGGTGACCCACGCCACTATCCCAGACTGCGTCAGCACAACATGCACGTCCTCCATTGAGAAGTGCCTGCCGAAGACGCTGAGCCCGCGCCAGGGCATTACTGCGCGCTGGGTCTCACCAACTGGCACATCCGCGGGAAGTTGAATGTCCTCAACTCGCATTAGCCGAAAGTTTGCGATGGTCGAGGAAGCCTCATCGTCGTCGAAGCTTTGCAGCAGGACGGAGTGAGCGAAGTGGTTTCGCAGCTCTCGCACCTCTCGGAGCTGACCAGCCGTGTTGCGCGTGATTCCTCCCAGGGCGTGTACGAGTCGCGTCTTCGCGCTCAAGGTCCCGGCCGGGCCACCATCGCCGAACATGGACCGAATCTCATTGCTGTTCAGGCGGGAGAAGTGGGAGATCCGGAGCACGTGTGCAAGCGCACTGTCCACGAGGCTCGCGCCGTAGATGATCAGTTCGCGACCGTGCATCGTGCGAAGGTCCAGCACCAGAGCGTTGAACAGCGCAAGGCTGACGAACGGTTGCCTCATCATTTGCCGAGCATAGCGACGCGGACCGGATTCTGAGGATCTCTGCCCGGGTGTTAAAAATTATACAAACGCACATGGTATGATTGAGCTACAACAACAGAGAGGAGGTGAGATGTCCGAGATAGTGGACAACCTGGTCAAGCTGATCACCGCCACCGCAGCCCTCATCACAGCCCTCGCGCTGTGGCGAAAGGCAGGTGACAGGAAGAAGGATTGACCAAAGGGGCCGGAAGTAGACCTAGTACCTCCGGCCCCACCGTCCATTCTCCGACACCCGCCATGAAGAAAACAGTCGGATACGCCGCGACCGTGTTCGCGCTCATCACCGCCGTCGTCGCCTTCAGCAGTGACGCCGTGTGGGCGGGGGTCCTCGCGGTCCTCACTGCAGCCCTCGCGGGCTACGCCACCATCGCGAGCAACCCCAAATGACCGCGCGCTACCTATCCCTCAAGGAGCTCGCCGCCCGCATCGGCGTGCAGCCCGCGACAGCGGCGAACTACAAACTCCCCGAGCCCGACGCGCTCATTGGCGAAACCCGGGGGTGGCTGCCGAAAACCGTCGACGCCTGGAACGCCGCGCGCCCCGGGAAGGGCGCCGGTGCGGGCCGCAAACCAAAGCCAAAGGGGCACTGATGCTGGTCGGAACCATCCGTCCCGTTGAAACCCGCACCGCGACCGTGGAGGCGCACTCTCTCGCGGAAGCTCACGAGATGCTTGAGGCTCAGTGCCCCGAGGGTTTCGACCTTGCCAATGCTCCCGTGCAGATGGGGAAGGGCACGACTCTTCTCACGGCGGTTGGAACGCACGTGCGCCGCGACGGGGTGCGCGAGATCGAAGCTGCCGACCGTGCATCCCTTGATGCCCAGGTGCCGGACGGTTGGGGTCTCATCGCCGTGCGGGCACGCTGATCGGCTTCCTAGGGGAATGCGAGAGAGACGTGCTCGGTAGGTTGTTGGAATGACGAATGAGCTGCTGCCCGGCGATTCAGAGGCCTCGTGGGGAGAGGCAAATGAACGCCTCCGCATGAGGCTCGCTGATTGGGTGCAGGAGTACGCCGGCCCCGAAGAGGTGCTGGCGGCTCTCGAGCCATGGGTGAACATCTGGATCGAAGTTATCGATCTCGCAACTCGAGGACCTTACAGGGCATTCTCCAACCCCAGCCGTCTTCTCGAACTCAGCGAGCAGCAGCTCATCTTCGACGCGACGTTGAGCGATACGACCAAGGATCTGTACGAACGTGAGGCACAACTGCGCGCCAACGTCCTTGCCTGGATAGAGAAGCTCAGCTCCTTGGCTGATGAGAATGGAGTCGCCTACCTCCACCGGAGTTCGTGGTCAGCTCTCCTCACGAGGGCCCGTTCGCTCGAGGCGGCCGAGAAAACGCGCAGCCGCCTCGAGGGGCGTGTCAATGATGCTATCGAACGCATCATGACGCTTAGTGCGGGCATCGAGAACGATATGGAGCGACTCTCGCAGACGGTTGAGATGGCGCGACAGGCCGCTTTTCGAGCTGAGCGGGCGGAGGGCGAAGCACGGAAAGCCGCGGGAGAAAAAGGGCTAGATGAGTTCGGGGAACGATTCGCCGTCTACGCCGACAATCAGCTTGATACCGCGAAGACCTATCGCGGCTGGACGATCGCCGTCTTGATCATCGCGCTCTGCGTAGCCAGCCTGTTCGTACTGGAGGAAGTCTTCAACTGGGGCGGCGCATATTCGACCGCGGACGATTGGCACTCGGTGGCATACCGTCTCGCCATCGTGGCTGGCCTCTCGGGACTTTCGGCATACCTCGGACGCCAGTCCTCACAACACCGCCGGCTTGGCGACTGGGCGCGCGCGCTTGAGGTCCAGAGTCGCAGCTTTGGCGCCTTCGTGGAGCCGATCGCGGACGCCGGCGTCAAGAACAGCATCTATTCAGCGATGTCCGCTCGGCTGCTCGCTCCGCCGCCTGACAAGCAGACAAATGACCCCGCCGTGCCGAACGCGGCCGTCGATCGAATCGTAGACGCGATCATCCGACGCGGCGCCTGACCAAAGACGAAACGCCCCCGGCGTCACCTCGCGAGGAGGGACGCCGGGGGCGTTGTTTTATGGGATACGGTCGCGACGATACCGTCCCGAAGGGGCATGCAACATGAGCAAGACCAAAGCCGGTCTGCCGAATCTCGACGCCGAAGTCGGGGGACTGCCCGTCGACTGCTCCGCCTGCGGGCACCCGGCCATCATCGCCCCAAAGCGCGGCGGCATTCGCCGACTCCTCGGACTGCGACCCCGGCCAGCTGAGTGCACCGTGCGCGAGTACGACATGTCGGGCCTTGCGGCCCTTCCGTGCGGGTGCACGAACCCCGCCCACGGGTTCTAACGTCGACGGCGCAGCGTGTACCGCACCCCGTCGATGATGATGGAGCGGCGCTTCGACCGATACCCGTAGCCTGTCTCCGGCTCCGGCGGCGTGCCGCCCGTCACCGCGAGCAGGAAGTCCGTCATCGGTTTCACGCGCGTGTAGGAACCGTTCGACGCCGAGTGGTCGCCGCCTCCGCGGATGTCGACCCAGTCGACGGCCGGTTGGCCCGCGTACATGGTGCGCATGGCCTCGCCGTTGAACTGTGGCGGGACGAGCGGGTCCGCGTTACCCCACAACTGCAGGACGTTCGCCCCGGTCCACCTCGACGCGGGGCCGGCGACCCGGTTCATCCCCGCGGATGCCGCGACGAACTCAGCCTTGGACGACACACCCCACGATGCGTTTACCGCATCCGTCCACCTCCCGCCGTCCCAGTCGTACGCCCACACCAGATCCTGCACGCCCGAGTTCGAGATGAACCCCTTGTAGCGCGAGTCCGTGCCGCGGCGCGACCAGTAGATCCGGGCGCCGACGAGACCACCCATCGAGCGACCGAGGACGACGACCTTCTTGATGTCGTACAGGCCCGCAACGTGAGCGAGGGACGCCTCATAGGCGGCCATCGACGCCGGACTGCCCCATGCGTTCGCGCCGGCACCGATGCCCTCGACCCAGCCCCACCCGTTGTCGATGATCCAGTTCCGCAGCCCTGCCCATGCGGGCATCGTCGCGAACTGATCAGCCGAATCGCCGGCGCCGTGGCAATAGAGCACGAATGACCGCTCCGGGAGTGCGACCGCGGACTCCGCGATGCCCCAGAACGTCGATCCCGCCCCCGGCACCGTCGCGGAGCGAACCGAGTAGACGGTACCGGACGGCGTGGATGCCACGTCAGCTCACCGCCCGGTCGACCTGGATCGTGTCCCACCGCGCCGCGGCGACCGCGCTCGAGGTGTTGCCGGTGTAGAACCCGACACGAGTCGCGGAAGCGAGCTCGGGGACCTCGAACCCGGCGGTCTGCTCATCGAAGATGACGAACATGCGGTTCACGACGCCGTCGCTGGAGAGGGTGAACGTGTACCCGCCCTTGTCGGCGTAGCCGGTGTTGAGCTCGGCGACGGCGACGGAGAATCGGCCCTGGAACACGGCCATGCGGGGGTCGAACGCGTCGGTGAACAGCTGGAACTCGCGGAGGTTGTCGACGCCGGTGGAGTAGGCGGCGTTGAAGAGGTCGATGACCCACGCCTGCGCGCCCACGATCTGCTTCGTGGCGGGGTCGCGGACGACCTCGACGGAGAACGACGGGGCGAACGAGTGCGCGGTGACCTGCTTGGACGGGCGCCCCTTGGTGCCGTAGACCTCGCGGTTCTGGGAGATCTCGGAGGGGTTGAGGGCGAGGTTGTTGCAGTCGCCGGTGATGTTGAGGAACACTCCGCCGACCTTCTGGCGGATGAGCTTCTCGTGGGCGAGGACGAGCGAGCCGACGGCGGGGACGGTCGTGTCGTAGAGGGTGGAGTCGGGCACGGGTTTCTCCTTGCTTGTTGGGTGGGGATGCCGCGCGCGGCGGCGACCCCTCGCGCGGAGGGGTGGTCGATGGGGTGCGGTCAGATGACGCGGCGACCGCGGAAGGCGTACGTCGCGACGGTGTCTGAGTAGCCGTCGCTGTTCGGGCCGAAGTCGGTGGCCGAGAACTCGGTCGCCCACGAGATGCCGAGCACCTGCGGGGTGTACGCCTTCTGGTCGAGGACGGCGCGGAGACCGGCGGACCATGTGCGGACGGTCGCGATCGTGCCTTTCCGGCGAGTGAATACCTGCGTCCGATACGTGACGTCTGCGCGGCCTTCGGAGATGGGCCGGAGCGGGGTGAGGAGCGTGAACTGCTTCACGGTGGTCGGCATGCGCCCGTCGAGTCGGATGCCGCGTTCGACGACGTCGGCGAGGTCGTAGACGGCGAGGTCGTGGTCGTGGAGAAGCTGCGCGAGCGCGCGGTTCAGGACCATCTCGGGGGCGTCATCCACGGCGCGCCTCCGTCCGCATGATCTCCCCGATCTCGGCCTTGCCGTTCAGCATCGCGTTCTCGACCCATTTGCCTTGGGCGTTCGGGTTCGAGTCCTTCGAGAAGTTGTATTCGGGGTGCTCGTGGAGGCGGACGGCGTAGGGGGTGTCGTAGACGATCGCCGCGCCCTCTTCGATGTCGACGGCGGGTTCGACGGCGCCGGAGCCGGAGAGGGTGCCTTCGTCGAAGGGGACGCCGACGAGGGTGAGGGCGAGGCCGCGCTCGGCGCCCTTGTTGATGCGGCGGAGGACGCCGTCGGTGATCTGCTCGATCGGGGTTCCCGGTGGGACGGTCATGGACACCTCGGCTCGGACGGACATCACGGCTCCTCTCCGGTGCGATTCGGCGACCACATAAGCCCCCGGCGAACACGGGGGAGAGCGCGCTCGGGGTCCGTACGGTCATCGGTATGGAACGAGAGATTGAAGTCACCGTGACGGGGATGGGACGGGTCAAGGCGACCGTCGAGGAGTGGAAGGACGCGGGCGGGCAGAAGCGCTGCTACGTGAAGTCGGCGGTGTATGCCGGAACCGACCGCCCAGTTCCTGAGATGCACATGGACTTCGTGCGGCAGCAGATCGGCTGCTGACGCCGGGCGCCACCTTGGCTAGTCTTCGGTCATGCCGTCAACGTTGACTCTGGAATCCTGGCAACACGCCGTCGTTCATCTCGAATGCGCCGCCGACTCGACCAACATCTCCGTCGTACCTTTCGAGGACATGGCGAGTAGGCCCATGCGGGATGTGCGGTGGACAGGCACTGCCCTCTACGTCAAGGACGACGACGGAACGGCCTTCCTCGTGACCGCGAGGCATGTATTGCGAGTGGACGAAATGGCCCGCCTCCACTCCTTCCGCTACCGACCTCAAGGACCTGGAGAGAGTGAGCCGTCGAACAGCTGGATGGACGAGGGACTGAGTCGCCTTGAAGCCGAACAGGAGGAGCGGTGGATCGCGCCCGCAATCTTTCGCGTTCCCCGGTTCACGGGCGTTGCGCGAGATGAACAGCTTCCGTACAGCGTGGGCCACATGCTTGGATGGCTCAATACGGGGCCGAGCGCCGGGCACGCCTACACGTACTCAGCGTCGGAACTGGACCTCGCAGTGATCTCGTTGTCTCGAGCGAGACGCAACCGCAGCGCGGAGGAGTTTCTGGACGCGATGATCGCGGAAGGTTATGAGCCCATCCCGACCTCTCTTATCGCTGACGGGCCGTCGGGCGTTGGCGCCGACATCTTCACTATGGGTTTCCCCGGAACCGCGACAGTCGGCTACCGGTCTCTCCATCCCGCTTCGCAGGTCTGGCAGTCGTCGCAGATGAGCTTGCCGGTGGCGTCGTGGGGACGAGTCGCGATGGACCACGAAGCCCTCCCGCATTTTTGGGCGGACATGACCATCTACCCAGGAAATTCTGGCGGGCCCGTGGTCGAGGACGGTCGACTCGTCGGTGTCGTCAGCAGCCAGGCTGTTGTCGACGGTGTCCGCGTGCCTTTCGCCCGAGTAGTGAAGACAGCCGAAGTGTTGCGGCTGCTCGATGTTCAGCGCGAGAAAGACCGCAGGGCGGGAGAGTGGGGCGCGCGCTGAGGGCGGTCTGCCCCGGCGTTACCTCTAAATGGACGCCGGGGGCGTTGCCCCAATGACCCGGGCATGATGGACCGCATGCTTGCAGTTCAGTCCCCGATCGCCGAGACCGGAGTAACGCTGGGCTCTTGGCCTGATTGGATCGCGGCAATTGGGACGACTCTCGCCTTCCTGATTGCGGCCGTGACATATTTCCGCAGTTCGCGCAGTGCGATCGAGGCGCAAGCCCGACTCGTCTACGCGACGCTCGACACCGTCGACTTCCTTGCTGCAGGCGAGACGTTCTCGATGCTTGACGGCGGAGCCACGATGGGGTTTGGGGAGGGCTTCGCGATGCAACCCAGTGCTCGTGGTGTGATGCCCCGGACGGTTGCTCTCGAGCCTGTCATGCGAGTTTCGGTACGGCTGCGGAACGGTAGCGCTGAAGTCATCGGTCCGGCCAAGGTGCAGCTCTGGAACATAGGACGTAAGTTCCTCCTCGATCGAGTGGCCGCGAACACAGGGCCGATCGAGCCCCACTCCGACCTTGTCATCTCCATCGTCGTTGCGAACCCTGATCACCCCGCGATGCCCAGCGTGCGACCCGTGCTGATCTACCGGGACTCCTCAGCTCGATGGTGGAAGCGCGACGGTTTCGAACCCATCGAGCGCATACACGACGACCCGCACAATATGGCCGAGACGTCGGCGCAACGTGCCTCGCGCGCCGACGTCGCAAAGCGGTTGGGCCTCGGCGAACTCGAGCCGCTGCCCCGCGTGCCTCTTTCGGCTCGGTGGCACCGTCTGTGGAGGCGCGTCCGCGGTAAGTCTGCGTTGCCCTAAAAGGCAAGCAGCGTACTCAGGCCCGCATCTACTGGTGAGGGAAATCAAGCGGCCTCGCCGGAAACTGCCTGTAAGAGGTCGCCGCGATTGCCGCCGTCGGCGACGCACCGGGCGGCCATCTCCGCCATCTGCCCGGGGACCGCCGCGAGGCGTTGGCGTCGCTCCTGCTCTGCGAGGACTGCGTTCAGGTGGTCGGCGAGCTGCTCGTCGGTGAGGGTGGTGAGATCGATTGCGCTCCTGCTTTCAGTTGACGGGGATGACGCCGAGCGCAGCACCAGGAAGTGACGTGGGCCAGGCGTCCACGGTCTGAAAGGTCAGGCTGAACGGAGTCGGGCCCTGGTTGACCGTGTAGTTCTGGAACGCGTACAGCGAGATCTCGAACGTGGTGCTCGCGATCATGACGCCCTGCATGACGGTGCTCGAACTGGTGCGGAACGGCTGCCGCATGTTCACCATGGTCGGCCGGAAGCCGGCGGGCACCACTCCGAAGACCACGGCCGACCCCGACGGGATATCGGTCTGTGGCGCGGGGTTGCCCTCGATGGTCACGGTGTACCCGTTGCGGCGGAGAGTCCAGTTCCCGGTGACGCCGTTGAGCATGTCGGCGGTCACGAACTGCCGGCGGCCGGTGTCGCCGTAGACCATGTTGAGGCGGCCGTTCACCTCGTCGACGAGGAACTGGCGTCGGCCGACGCTACTGTCCGTCAGGGAAGTGGGAACGATCTGCCACGCCTGCCACGTGCTGTTGATGCGCGGCCGGATGAGCGTGATCGACTGCTGCGTGGCGGTGAACGACAGGGGGTTCCACTCCTGGACGATCCAGTTGTCGTGATTCCGACGCGATACCCGAAGGATGCCCGCTGTGTTCGTTGCGGCTGCGGGATAGCCGTTCGCGGTCGTCGCGTTGGCGCCGTTGTCCTGGTAGTAGGTCCCATCCAGAAGAATGAGGTCCAGGTTCGCGCTCCCCAGCGGGAGGTTCACCGGCATGACCTTCACCTCGGCGGACGTGGTGTCGTCCCACGGGAGTACTTCGATTCCGGGCTGACCTGCGGGTCGGTTGATGCGCTGCGTCGCCTCGAAGCGCCATGCTGCCCAGGTGCCGTTGTCCCGCACTCGGAGGTAGAACCCACGAGCTGTGGCGTTGCCCGATCCGAAGGGCGTGTATCGCTGGATCAGGTAGTCGACCGAGGCATTGGGCGAGAAGACCTCGAGAATTCCACCGGTGCCGGCGACCGGGTAGTTCAGCGCCAGCGTGGCGTTCGCGCCCGTCCCCTGCCGGAAGACGCCCCGCGCGGTGATGGTGTTGAGGTCTGTGCTGGCCGCGATCGCCGAGCCGTTGAATTGCCCTGCGAGGGCCAGATCGCGAGCCTGCTCCGCCGCACTCTTCGCCTGGCTCGCTTGCCCGGCGCTGTTCGACGCCTCGCTGGCTTTCGTCCTCGCGATTCCTGCGGAACCTGCTGCCGCGTCAGCGGACAGCCCCGCCTTCCGCTCGCTCTCGGCCGCGGCCGTCGCGGAGTCGCTCGCGCGCCCAGCGGCGCCGGACGCTTCGCAGGCGCTACCTGCGGCGGCACCGGCCGACCCAGCGGCCTCACCAGCCGACCCGGCTGCGGAACCAGCGCTGCCCGCCGCCTCACCAGCCGACGACGCGGCGGAACCCGCCGACCCTGCAGCCGCACCCGCGGAACTGGCGGCGTCGCGCGCTTTACCGTCCGCTCGTCCCGCCGCGGCGACGGACGCGTCACGTGCATCCAGCGCCCCGGCCGCCGTGCTCTCCCACGCGGCGATCGCGTCGTCGGTCGGTTGCAGCGTCGAACGGTCGAGCTTCGGCAGCGAACCATACGGAACGGCATCATCCGACGTCGGGATACCGCGAACCTCGGAGAGAAGCAGAGCGCCGTCGACGAGCAGCTCGAACTCCCACCCGTACGTCCCGTCGGTCGGGGGGAGGAAGATCCGGTCCGTCGCGGCCCCGTCGCGGAACGGCACCGTCGACGTGGGGCTGGTCGTGATGTCCGAACCACCAACGGAGGTGAACGGGCCGTCCGCGCGGACCGCGCGCAGCGTCAGCTTCGCCGACTCCACCGGGACCGACTGCTCAGCGAGGTCCCGCTTCATCACGCGGAGGTCGATGTCAGGCACGGTACCTCCTACGTGGTGAACAGTTCGATGTGACTGGGGGTGCCGGGGTACTCGTACCGGTCGGATCGGATGACCTCGGACTCCCGCTCACGCGGGGTGCCGGCGCCGAGCTCGACGAGGGAGCGGGGGAGCGTGTCGTCCTCCAGAAGGAGGATGATCATCGCGGCGGCTTCGACCTCCTGGCCGAACGTCTCGGACCCCGCACGCTGGTCGACGACGAGGCGGGTCTTCTGCTCCACGTACGCGGGCCGGTTCGGGCGCTTCTCGCCCCAGACGTCGCCCTCCGGGCCTTCGCCGGCGAGCGGGGTGATGCTCACCCGGTGCGGGAGGTGTCGCGCGCGCAGACGTGCCATGAGCGCCCCCGTTCTCAGTAGCGGACGGCCGCGCTGATCAGACCCGCGTTCGTGAGGATGGAGAACGCGCGACCACCGATGCGGCGCTCGAGCTTCTCCTGCTCCGACGCGCTGTCCGCGCTCGATGATGTCGTGCCCAGCGACACCGACCCGATCTTCACCGCGCCCTGGATCGCGTCGACACCGAGCGGGTCGTCCGTCTCCTGCCAGTACTCGACGATCGAGCACGTCGCCTCCGCGAACGCGGCGGCGACACTGCGGTCGGTGGGCATCCCGTCCTCGTCCACCGCATACACGGCGAACCGGGCCAGCCGCTCGACCTCGGACGACGCCGCGCGCAGACGCTTCGCGAGCTTCGCCGGGGTGCCGTCGAACGGTTCCTCCGCGAAGTCGCCGTACTGCGTCGGGGTCGCATACACCCGCACGTCAGTCGCCCGTCGGCGCGCCGCTGACGATCTGCGTCGCGAGCGGGTCGTCCACGAGCGCCAAGGGTGCCTCCGCGATCACCGCGACGATGTCGTCCTTGAGGCGCGCCGACGCGGGGATCTCGATATCGTTCTTCTCGGCGTAGTCCCGCAGCTGCGGAATGGTCGCCTCGTGCAGGTCGAAGATCGGATCCTCGGGCCCGTCGACGGGCAGTTCCCGCTCGATCGTGTACCCGTGCTGCATCAGCGCGAGCTCGCGGACCGGGTGCAGGTCATCGACCGTGGCGACGCCGTCGTGAAACTCCACGTCGAGGAACTTCGTCGTGCCGACGGACGCCTCCGGGGTGTGAATGCGGATCATGGGACGCTCCTTCGATTCGGGGGCCGTGCCGCCGCCGTGCAGGGCCAGCGACGGCACGGGGTCAGGGGGTGGTGCCGTGCGAGAACGTCGCCTGCTCCCGGTAGGAGCGACGCTGACGGCCGGTGCGCTTGATGAAGTCGCGCATCTCGGCCTGCTTCTCGCGGATCTTCTTCTCAGCGCGACGGCGCGTCACGTCGTCGGGGGCGGTCGCGGCTTCGCGTTTCGCGGCGCGAATCTCCCGCTCGAGCTTCCGTTGGTCCGCGCGTTCCTTCTCCGCCGCCGGGTCGAAGACGATCGGGTCCTGCGTGACGGTGAGGCCGGGGGCGTACGCGACGATCCGGTCGCGGCAGTTCGGATGCCCCCACCCGGCCGCGCGGGCCTGGTCGATCGTCCCGTCGATGCGGACCTCGACCTGCTCGTTGCGGGTCGAGTGGGCGACGTACACGGTGCCCGTCGTCCCGTCGAGGGACACGATCCGGCCGATCCAGGGCGCGCACCGCGCGCACGCGTCGATGCCGCCGCTGATCGTGCCCAGGCTCACCCCGGACTGCAGCATCCGGTGCGTCCCGGCTTCCTGCCACGCGCGCTGCGCGGACGTACGACCGACCATCTCGGCGTACGAACCGATCGGCATCCGCAGGTGTACAGCGCCGTCGCGGCGGAGGTAGGGGATCGACCCGATGCCCTCGGACAGGAACGAGTGGACGGCGGCGCGCTGCGCCTGCTGCGTCGTCGCGGCACCCAGGATGATGCGGGGCGAGTAAATCGACATGACCTGCTGGTACACGTCGTTCGGGTAGCGGGTGATCCGCTGGTTCATCACCGTCAGCTTCGAGCGGAGGTCGAACTCCAGCGCGCCGACAGCGTTCGCGGCGGAGGAGGGGATCGTGGTGCGGCGGCCGAGGGGCTGCAGCTGCGCGGCGGCAGCGGCCTGGCCTGCGGTGCTCGCGGTGCGGACGATCTCGCCGGCGAGGTCCTCGCGACGGATTCTGGCGAGCTCGTCGGCGACGATGCCGCGGAGCTGAGCGAGCGCGGCGACACGCGCCAGCTCGGCGTCACGCAGGGCGCGCTGCCGTGCGAGTTCGGTGGTGGAATCCTCGGCGCGCTGCTCGAGGTCGAGGATGCGGTACGCGCGGCGTGCCGCGGCGGAGAGGAGGATCTCTTCGACGGTGGCGTAGCGGGCGGCGAGCGCGGCGCCGATCTCTTCGATCAGCTCGTCGACGGGGAGGCCGACGGGGTCGAACTCGAACAGCGCCACCGGTCACCTCCGCTCGCGGCCTGGGGGCGTGGAGTGACGCCCCCAGGTGTGCGGGTCAGTCCTTCGCCCACCCGGCGGCCGCGACGGCCGCACGGATCGCGTCATGGCCAGCACCCTCGGGGTACTTCACACCGTGCTCCTTGGCGTAGTCGGCCCACTTCTCGGCGGACGCGTTGCCGGCGGGAGCGAACTTGTCGATGTACGCGGCCACGAGCTCGTCGCGGCCGGCGTCGTCGTTGAGGTCGAGGTCGATGTCGGCGCGCTTGGCGAACGCAGTCCAGTCCTCGGTGGAGACGTTCAGGCCGGGACGCTCGATGACGTCGACGGGATCGCTCGGGTCGGGCTCGCCGGTCGGGTTGTCCGCGCCGGGGCGTCCGACCTGCTGCTGCAGCGGGGGCACGACGCCGCCCTGCAGCTGCTCCGCCGCGCGCTCGCGCGCCTGCTCCGTGGTGAGCGTGTCGGCGGGGTTCGCGATGCCCGCCGAGGCGGAGGTGAGGGGCGGGTTGCCGCCCGTGACCGGGTCGGTGTTCACCGGGCCGGCGACGGGCTGAGGCGACGGGGGGACGACGCCGGTGGATTCCGGCTCGTCGTCGACGTCCGACCGCTTCCAGCGGGCGAGCTCGTCGAGGTCGGGCCGCGGCTCCTTGGTCTTGATGACCTGGCCGTCCTCGAGGGACGTGTACGTGGGGGACATGCTCTTCTCCTTCGATGAGGGGACCGGTGGGGCGGGCGACGGTGTGCCGCCCGCCCCGTGGGGTCACGCCTGGTTGGGGCCCTTGAGCAGGACCGCGCGGTTCGGGTCGAGGAGCTTCACTCCGCAGAGGAAGTCGACCGAGCAGATGGTCTGCTTGTACTTGATGTCCCAGCCGTACGCGACGCGGATCGACAGACCCTTGTACGACTGGACGGCGACCTTCCCGTCGTCGGCCCCGGCGGGCACCTCGAGCGGAGCCGAAGCGAGCGCGAGAGCCGACTTGTGGAACGCGAGGCCGATCTCCGTGGTCGGCTGCCCGGTGGCCGGGTTCGCCGCGGGCTGGCCGACGTTGCCGGTCTGGAACGCCTCGAAGCCGAAGAGGTTCTTGCCGAGGGAACCCTCGCGGAGCGCCTCGGTGGAGCCCGACTTGTCGGCGTGCTTGAGCAGGTCGGTGTTCAGCCAGCGGCTGGCCATGGTCGGCCCGACGATGGCGTACCGCTCACGCATCGGCACCTTGTTGAGGTCGAGCTGACGCTTCGCCTCGATGAGGACCTCGGGCTTGTCCCAGGTCTGGCCGAGCGCCGACGCGTTCGCGTGGGTGCCGGCAACCTGCGAGACGCCGGAGCGGAGACCGAGGACCGCGATGTCGATGTGCTGCGCGATGGCTTCGAGGGCCGGGCTGAGCAGCTGCTCGTCGAAGTCCTCGATCTTGAGGGTCATGTCCTCGTCGGTGACCGCGAACGAGACGTCGGCGATCTTGTCGAGCACGACGGGCACGTTGCCTTCGGTGGCGTCCTGCAGCTGGATGCCGTTGGCACGGTTGAAAAGCTGCGCGGTGAAGGTCGCGGGCTTGCGGATGTTGATCGTGTCGCCCTGCTTCTTCGTCGCGAGCTCGGAGCCCGCGTCGATGTGAACCAGGGGGCCGAGGAACGTGTTCTCGTAGAGGGTGGCGAGCGCCTGACGGGCGATCGCGGTGGCGGAAAGGAAGTTGTTGGCCATGTCCGGCCCTTTCTGCGCTACAGCTGGACGCCGCGGCGCTTACGACGCTCCTCGCGGAGGTCATCGATGGACTTGTTGGCGGGGTCAGCCGGCGGCTGTTCCCCGTGATGCGTGCTCCCGCCGGGCGAAGCGGCCACCTGGACGCGCTTGAACTTGGCGGGGTTGCCGTCGACGGTCTCCTTGATGAGGTCCTCCACCTGGGTGGCGAACTCATCCGAGGACGGGTCGAGGGCTGCGAGCTTGCGGTTGAACGCGGCGCTGTCGAGCAGTTCGTCCGTGTTCGCGTCGTGCTTGTCGGCGTTGCGGAGGACGGCGAGGTCACGCTTGGTCGCGTTCGCCTCGTCGAGCGCCGCCTGCCGTTCCTGCTGCGCCTGCGTCAGCAGGGCAGCGGGGTCGGCGGGGGTGTCGTCCTTGATCAGGCCGAGGGCCTTGCCGATCGACTGGGCGAACTCGGTCTTGGCTGCTTCGGCGGCGGCTGCCGCGTCGGTCTTCGCCTTCTCGCGAGCTGCCGCGTTCTCACGGCGGAGCTTCTCGACGTACTCGCGGGAGAACGTCTCCGGCTTCCCGGGATCCGCGGGCGGGTCCGTCGGTGCCGGCGCGTCACCGGGGGCCGGGTCGACGGGCGGGTCGGCGGGTGCCGGGTCCGTCGGGGCCGGGGCGCCGGTGCCGGGTTCCGCCTCCGGGGCGAAGAACCGCAGGTACGGCGGACGGTGACGCATGCTGATCGTGGACATGGTGTGCTCCTTCTCCGCCTCCGGGACGGGTTTCGGGATGGGCCGTGCCGCACCGGGCGCACACGGACGAGAGATGCCCCGCGAGGGTGCGGGGAAGAGGTGGGGGAGCGCCGCCTCACCGGGGTCCGAGCTACCCGGGGCGTTGGTTGACCGCTCGTCAGCGGCGCTCGTAGGTGGGGAGGGGCGCAGGTACGCCTGGCCGGTAAGGACGGCGTCGTGAGCGTCCTTCGCGGTCACAGCAATCCGCGTTGACGCCCCTCCCTGGTGTGATTGGCCGACCGATATGCTCGGGCGACCTGATTAGAAGGCGGTTTGACATGACGTATCTGGAAGCGGCTAGCCACGCCCAAGAGGCGATCAACTACGCGAGCTCAGCTCGACGCGCATCTAGCGAGCTCTACGATCGCCGCATGGCACAGGCCACGACAGAACTCGCCGAGGCCGTGAAAGCGTTGGCGGAACAGCTCCATCGCGACAGCTAGGCCGCGGGCGGGCGCGTGCTCATGCCGTCGGCCCAGTGGCGAAGATGGCGCGGTTGGCCCGCATGGACGCGTCCTCGAGCGCGGTGAGCGCGAGTGACTGGTTCCGCGATCGCGGGGTGTGCCGTTCGATCTCGACGGCGAGGGCGGCGACGGCCGCGTTGATCGCGGCGACGGCGGCGCGCTGCTCGTCGGTCGGCGGCTGGCCGGACGAGGCGGTGAAGAACCGGGCGCGGGCGCTGTCTTCGGCGGTGGGCGTGGGAAGCGTGGAATCTGCCATGCTCTTCTCCTTCGTTCTCCCCGGCTCTGCGGGGTCAACCCGGCCGTGTGCCGGGAGGCTGTTCAGGCGATACGTTGAGCCCGTGGAGTGGCTTTTTCAGATACCAGCCGTAGCGATCTCGATAGCGTCGCTCGCGCTTGCGTGGCGGACACAGAAGCAGTCGGAAAGCCGCGACGCGGCGACCCTCGCGATAGCCAGACGTGCGCAAGAGGTCGCGGACCGTGCGGAGGCGCGGGCTATCACCGCGGAGAACAGGAACCGAGTTCGATTTCAGTTCGACAGCGCCGAGGATGACAAAGGTTTTGGTCGCTCGACACGAATTCGCGTTCTCCACGTCGGCACGGCTACCCTCAGCTCCGCCGTAGTGGACAAGGCGGAGCTTGGCGGTTGGGAGTCGGTTTTCGGTGGAGTCTCGTTCGATGTCGAACCCGGTAACCGCGTTCGAATCGACCTTCGCCGGAATTTTGCAGGGAAGCTCCCGGAGCATCTCAGGATCACGTGGAGAATCGGGGTGGAAACCGGACATCAAGTTGTCCCGCTCCCGATCGACGTGATCGAGTCGTCGACGAGTTCACGGCATGAGTGAGACGAGCTGGGTTGCGTGGGAGGGTTGGGCATTCGTCGGCACCGTCGCTCAGATCCTGTCGTTGCTGACATTGGTCGTCGGTGCGTGGCGCTTCACGCGCCAACGGCGGCAATTCCCGCTCGTGTTCATCGACTTCGCCGTGATCGGCAAGAGGACCTTCGGGCCCGGCGTCGTTTACCACGTCGTGGAGTTCCGCAACCTCGGTCGAAGCACGGCCATCATCCAAGGAATCGACTTCCGAGAGGCCCGTGTTGACCTGACCGACGACTACCGTCCGCCCAGGGCGCTTCCGAGTGGTCAGAGCTTCCAGCTGCTCCTTACCTGGCCCAGCGTGGAAGCCGTGTGGTCCCGTACGGCCCTCCAAGCCCCGGACGATCGCGACAGATTCGTTCTGCAGTGGTTTCCGTTGCTGGGTGGTGGTCCGCTGGGACAGCAGTACGCAGAGGACCACCGCGCTTGGGTCCGGCGTTCGTGGGTGAAGCGCTTCCGAGATTTCCTCCGCGGCGTCCCCGTCGAGCCCGGGGGCGCTCCCCTTGCTGTGCTGCGGCGCGGGAAACGGACACAAGCCCGAGAACGAGCGGTGTCCACCAGCGAGGAAGGCCTGTGGTCCTCGGCGATTCCGGGCTCATCCTCGATAATCGATCTGCCGGTGGTGGGTTAGGCCGAGAGCAGTAGCTCGGTTGGCCAGTCGATCATCGGCCGCCGCATGTTCTCCGTCATGGCGCGTCGCCCCCGCTTCGTCGATTCGTTGCGGGAGCGACGCCTTCACGTCAGACGGTGATCTCGGCGGGGTCGCCGGCGGGGATGCCGCGCTCTGCCTGGATGCCGCGGACCTCGCGGCCGACGCGCTCGTCGTCCCACTCGGGGTTCGCGCGGCGGACCTTCGTCTCCGTGGTGATCGCGGACGCCGCGTCGAGCAGGGCGATAATCCGCATCTCCTTCTCCGGGTCCAGCTGCGACTCGGCGGGGAACTCTGCGACGACCTCGACACCAGGGCGACCGCCGCGGCCACGGAAGATCAGCCCGTCCAGCTCCAGCTGCACGGACGCGATCTTCGTGCGCGCCTCGGTGGCGTACCGGATCTTCTTGTCCCGGGTACGCTCGGTCGCCGACTTCCGGTCGTTGACCTCCGTCGCGGTGATCGCTTCGCCCTCGACGTGCTCGCCGTACGACGACAGGGAGTACCCGGTCGCCTGGAGGAGCTCCTTCTTGAGGTTGAACGCGGTGCGCTCGTGCTGCTCGACGCGGATCTCGAACTGGTGCGCCTCGATCTGCTTGCCGTCCTTGTTCGGCAGCATGTTGAGCGCGGCGTACACCTCGCGTTCCGCGTCGAACGAAGCACCGGACCCGGGCCCGGTCGTCTGCAGGTACGCCTCGGGGACGAGGAGTCGCGCGCGGCCTACCTTGAGGTCACGCATCCACGACGACCACGTCTCGTCGAACGCGTTCAGTATGCCCTCGTTGCCCTCGAAGTCCGAACGGCCCCAGTCGGCGAGCGGTCCGGCCTTGCGGAGCTTGCGGGAGCGGCGGATGTTCGGCTCGTACACCGCGGTCAGCCGGTCGATGTGCGTCGGGATGACCGTCATGTCCGGCAGGTGCACGGCACCCGGGATGGACGCGAGGTGCGCGGTCTCGGGGCGGGACTCGAGCGGCACGCGGTAGCCGATGCGGTTCGGGTCGTCCGAGAGGTACAGGGCGTGGATGATCGTGCCGGGTTCGTGGTGCTCGAGGTGCCGGTACGTCTTCCGGCCGTCGTCGATGCGGGTCCAGAACGTGACCTCGATGAGGTCGCCGCCGCGAAAGGTGGGGACGGCGGCGTCCGCGTCGACGGAGCGCGCGAAGACGTAGTCGAGGGGACCGTTGGTGTTCCAGTCGGCGACCCAGTACGTCCCGCCGAGCGCGGCGGTGAGCTCGCCGGCCTCGTTCTGTGTGACGTGGGCGCGGGAGCTGTTCCACATCAGGTCGAGGCGCTGCTCGGTCGCGTCGCGGGTGGCCTTATCCCGGTCGCCGGCGACACCGAAGACCGCGGGCTCCGCGTTCAGCAGGTCGCTGGAGAGGGTGGCGAGGTTCGCGGCGACGGGGATGTGGAGGGCGGTGCGCTCTTCACCGGAGGCGAGGCGACGTCCCCACCACATGCGGGAGAAGAACCCGGCGACACCGCCGCGCATCGGACGCCCCTGGTGCATGTGCGTCGGGGTGCCGACACCGCCGTAGATCGCTTGGAGCTCGTCGACGTCGCCCGACCACCATGCGGCGTGCTCACGCATCGCCTGGTAGCCGGGGATGAGGGCCTTCGGGGGGAACACGATGTTCGTTTCGGGAAGCGGCACCCTGTCACCCCTTCCCTGGTTCATGCGGCGATGTCGTACTCGTAGGACTGGCGGGGCGTGTGCACGACATAACGGCCGGCGTCGAGGGAGTCGTCGTTGTCCTTGACGGGCGCGTCGGTGCCGTTCTCGGTGGCTTTCGCGTCCCACGCGTACTCGGTGACCTCTTGCAGCCAGCCCTTGCACCTGTCGGTGACGACGAGCTGGTCGTTCTCGAGGAGGCGGGAGACGGTGGCGATGCCGGGGAGCACGTCGTTGTCCGCGGGCCAGGTGACGATGCCGAGCTTGTACAGCTCCTCCTGGAAGTGCGCGGCGGCCGGGTCGATGATCAGGAACTCAGGACGCAGGCCGGACGGTTTCGGCTCGTGCTGGGTCGGCAGCCAGTCCCGCAGCTTCGTCGCGTTCGTCGACGGGGCGAGGCGGCGATTCTCGTAGTCGCGCGGGTCGTACCGGTACTCGTCCATCAGGATGAGGCGCGGCTTCTCCTCGACCGTGATTCCGGCCATGATCGCGGCCGTCGCGTGCGTCGTGCCGAAGTCGATGCCAGCGCCGACGATGCGATGCACGCGGGGCATGTGCTCCCACTCGATGACGTGCCGGTCGGGGTCCCACATCGGGTAGACCGCGCCCTCGGTGTTCGTCCACTCGCCCTTGATGAACCGGTCGTAGAAGACGCCCGAGTACGAGCGCTTCATGCGGTCGACGTACTCCGCCTCGAGCGAGGGGTTGTCCTTCATCGTGAAGTGGAAGGCGACGAGGCCCACCGCGTCGGCCTTGAGGATCCAGTTGCGGCGGATCCAGTGGTTCCGGGATGCGGGGTTCATCGTCGCGAGGAGGCGAGCACCCTTCACGCGGAGTCGGGTGACGAGCATGTTCCAGAACACCTCGGGCAGCAGCGTCGCCTCATCCACGTACGCGAGAGCGATCGTCGCTCCCTGGATACGGCCGACGGACTCGACGTTGTGGGCACCGACGATCATCACTTCGCGGCCGAGGATGATCGCCTTCGTCGCGCCCGGCGTGTACACGACCGACGCGGCCACGACCGAGCCGAACAACGTGGGGTCCTGCAGGGGGACGATGACGTTCTGGTAGACGGTCTGCAGGGTGCGGCCGACGACGACGATCAGCCCGGAACGGGGGGCCGCGACGACAGCGAGGAGGAACGCGAGCAGCGACGCGATCGTCTTCCCCGCGGAGACGGACCCATACCAGAGCGCGAGAGGCCGCTGGACACAGTCGACGATGCTGAGCGCCTGAGCACGCGAGAGGTGCCGCAGCGCGTCAGTCAGTCCCACCATCGGTCGTGTCCTCGTTCCGCAGAATCTCAGCCGCGGCCGTCAGAGCGCCGGCGAACTGGCCCAGCACGCCGATCGCGGCGTCCGCGCCACCGGCGTCCCGCTCGACGATGCGAGTCAGCTTGTCGAAGGCGATACCCGCCGTCGTCACCGCCGACCGCACTACGTCCACCGGGGCCGCGTCGAGAAGATGCTCCTCGTACGTGTCGTCCTTGCCGCCGAAGTTGTAGACGAGGTACGGGCCGTCGAGCTGGTCGAGGAGATCCGACGCGGCGACGGCCATCTTCTGCGCCAACTGTGTCCGCGCATCAGCTAGGTCGACTGAACGAGCACGAACCGCGAGTTCCGTCTGGGCACGCTCGAAAGTCAGGCCCTCGCTCTTCGCCCACGCCGAGATCGTCGACGCGGCGAACCCGAGCTGCTTCGCGATCGCGTTGCAACCGACGCCCTGCGAGTGAAGCTCACGCGCACTCGCGCGCATTTCGTCATCGAATGTTCGGGGCACGGTGGCTGGACCTCCGCTTCAGGGACTCGATCCCGGTGTCAGCGTTTGTAGTGCTGGATACGATGTGCGAATGACCAACCCTGCCTACCAGTTGCACGATCTCTACTCGCGGTGGCGTGGTCGGATCGAGTCGGCGTCGTCTCCGTTGAACATGGCGTCGGTGCTTGGGCTGAACAGGCCGAAGGGGACGGGTGAGGTTCGGCAGGCTTTCGCTCTGATTGCTGCGATTGAGCGGTTGCTGGCGAGTCTCGCGCAGGATGGGCAACGTGTCGCGGTGTTCCAACGCCAGCTCGATGATTGGGCCCGAGTCCCGCTGTCGCTGTCGCTTGGCTGGAGTGCGGCAGCTGATGCGGATGGGTTCGTGTCGAAGGCATTACTGGATCAGATTGAGGGGTTCGGAGCTTTCCTCGACGGGAAGGTGCCTGTGCTCACTGATGCGCACGAACTGAGTCTCAGAAGTCTGATCGATCGGGCCGATGCGATTCTCACGGAAGAGGGATTGGACCCGGCGCTGAAGCGTTATCTGCGGCGTCTGCTGTTTGAGATTCGCTTTGCGCTGGACGACGAAGTCGCCGGGATGTCCTTCAATTTCGCAGAAGCTGTTCAGCGCCTCTGGGTCGCGTTTGAAGCTGCGGCCGCGAAAGCCCCTGAGGCGCAGCGCCCGCGCTGGCGATCATTGGCCGATCAAATCCTCGTCGGCGTCGCCAGCGGGGGCGTAGTAGAAGCGGCCAGCATTACCTTGCAAGCGATTTCTGCATCAAACTGAATCCGCTGGCGCTTCGACCGGTGAGTCTCGGATGGGCGGTCACCTTCGCGAGGTCCTTGCGCCCGGTGTCAACGGAAGATGGCAACTACTGCCGCGGCAAGGGACGCGACGGCTACGGCGAGTGACCCCCAGGCCATACCGCGGGTGAACCGTTCGGTGCGGGCGGCACTTTCGCGCTGCGACTCGGTGTGTTGGAGGTTTGTGGCCGTCAGTGCTACGAGTTGGGCGATGGCCTCGTGCTGGCGGTGCATGAGTTCGGCGACCTCGGCTGTCGATTCCGCAATGTCGACGGTCGGCGAGTGGAAGTCGATGGGCTCGAACGGCGGCGGGGAGCTCATGAGTTCGCGGGGGATATTGACGGCGAGGTCGGGAAGGTCGTAGGCAGGCACGAGGTTCGCGAGCATGCTGGCGGTGTCGGTCTGAGTGGCGATTGTCTGGCGGAACTGATCGATAACCGGTTGCATCGCGGCGGCGTTGATCGCGCTGGCGAGCCCTCCGGTGAGGTCGGCGTAGGCCTTGGACATATCGGCGGCGGACGAACTGTCGTCCTCGGTGACTTCGATGTCGGGCTTTTCGGGTTCTTCGCTCACGTCGTGAGTCTCCCACGAGCGCCGGACATAGCGAAGGCCCTCCTGCTCGAATCGCCGTGGGGAGGGCCTTCGCTACCTGGGCGGACTGGTCCACCATCTGGATTTCATCCTGCCCCTTTTGACGCTTTTGCATCTTTTTCTGGGGCGTATTCGTCATCGGCGTGTCGGGACTCCCCGGGGTCGGCCGCGACGCTGCTCGAGAGCGATCCGGCCGACGGCCTTGGAGAGGACCATCACGCGTCCGTCATTGTCGTGGCGGGTGGCGAGGAGTCCTCGGTCGATCCACCGGTAGACGGTGCGCTGGGCTTTGCCGACGAGCGCGGCGGCGACCTTCACCGTCACCCACTCGGGGATCTTCGCCTCAGGCAT